ATCGTTGTGATCAATAAGTCTTAGATTTTCAGGTACATCTTCAATATCAACATGAGAATACCCATGTTTACTATCGCGTAACTGCTTGAGCATAGGAAGCGCAATAAGAGCAAGGGTATTATCCATACTCCAAGTGTCCCAGCGATCAATATGTATTTCAATCTTTTGCTTCTTCTTGCTGTCAATCCAACTTAGAAAGTTATATAGCCAAGTGTGTGGACGATCTCCCCATTTTTGAATTTCACCTAATTCTGGTTCAGGCTCTATACTACCGTGAGCAAGCCACTCGCCAAAGTGGTGTACACGATCAGCAGGCTGCTCAAACCCATACTCATCTTTTTCCTTTGGTACCCAAAACATCAACTTTTCAGCCAGTTGATAAGGACCAAACCAATCTTTATAAGGACCAATATAGACTTTCATATTATTTTACTAAGTCAAAATGACGTTCATATACGTGCAAGTTTTGAACTTGCCATGTGATAGTTCCTGGACGAACTCCAGTTGCTGCGGCAAGTTGATTTAATACTTCACGTTGCCATGCATAATCATTCTTATAACCATACACTGCATCATTAGATCGCATTTGTACTACAGCATGCAATCGAGTACGCACATAATATGTGACAGCATTAGTGCATATAAAATCGGATTTACCATGTTCGTCAAATTCAAGCCACATAGAAGGACGCGTATAGACTATAGTAGCGCGTCGTCCATCTGGATTATTACGTAATTCTCTTAATGCATTATTGTATTGAGAAAAATACTTTTTGGACCAAATGAGATGTCCATAGTTAGAATTAATTTCACCATACTTATTTGCTGAATATTTCCAAGCAGCAGGCGGTTCTCTACCATCTGTATAGATGTCATTAATATTGGTTGATTGCGATTTATACCAAGCAATTTCATTATTGATATAATCAACATTTGGTGTACCGAAAATTGCAGGTTCATCTGCAGTAAAAGATGCACCAATAAGTTCGATAGTGTTTTGTCCGTTCTTATCTACAGTAAAGGATTGATTTTTTAATTCGTTAATAAAATACGAACGAATATCACTTACTGTCATATGCATTATCAATGTCCTTTAACATAGTATTGATTTGAATTGTGCCTTCATAAAAGAGACCAGTATCTTCCCAAGTCATTGTAAACTTTTTGATTTCATAAGCACTGGTATTTGTAAAATCAGTTTTAGTTTTTTTTGGTTGAAGCTTAATGATGTTATCCATACTTAACCCGATAAAAGGACTTAGTCCCCCGAAGGGGACCAAGTTTGTAGCTTAACTTATACAATGCCCATTGCACGAGCTTTGTAACCAGCAGCAACGATCGCCTGAGTAGGAGTACCAAGTCGATAGAATGTGCGAGTTTCGCCACCCTTATTCGTACGGCGGTTTGCATAAATTGCAAAGCCTTTCTGACGAAGCGCTGTTATAGTCGCAGTTGGATTTGCTACAGCGAAGCGAGATTTCATCTGAGCAGCAGTCAAGCCTTTTGAGTCAGCCTGAAGAGCAGCGATTACTTTAGCTTCTTTAGTTACAGCAACATTTACATTAGTCATATTTTAATTCACCTTTTAAAATTTTAATTACAAGTTTCATCTTATACGTCATAAGATACTTAATATTATATCACGTTTTGTGTGATATGTACAACATTTTATCATCAGATAAAATTCTTTTATTTGCTATCCGCCATTTTACCATAGCCTTTAGCAATTTTCATTAAACGAGGATAATCGATATTAGGAAAATCTTCTATAGCTTCTTTTACAGCTTCAAGTTCCTTGATACGAACGTCATCAAGTTGATTACGATACTTCAGTTTATCAGTGACAATTCCGTACATCTCGTATTTCTGGTTCAAATTGATTCGACCAATAAGCCTTTTAGCCTCTTTCGCATAGTCGCGATTATCTTCATTCATAATGATATCCTATTTAACTTTTCATTTTGTATTTGGATATAATTGGAATGAATGATTCGAATCCAATTAATACCATACACTAGTACGAGAATCAATACTCCGTATTGCTCGTTTATAAAAGCTGTAGCAAACCAAAACGGTTCTCCGATTAATCCAACAATCCCAGCTTTCATTCTTACATTTGGATCTTGTGATGCAAATAGATATAACGAAAAAAATCCAGTACAAGTGATTACTAGTTGGCAAAAATAATCGACGTAGTCAATCACCATTAAGCTACTTTCACAGCAAACATATTAAATCCGTGAACGTCATAAGCTTGAACGTTCTCGTCTTCACACTCTACTTCAGTTCCATCTTCGTTCGGAACCATGATCTGCAGATCGCCATTCCGACCTTTCATGCCATAAACCATTACGGAATTCTCTTTAGCAAGTTGTGCCCAGATAGAACGTCCGCCAGGAGATTGCATTGAACCTGCTTGCAAGACGATACCCATCTTCTTAATAATAAAAGCGTATGCTTTCACAGCAATACCAAAACCTTGAAACTTAGAATCGACTTTAGTTAGGTCAACGCTCCAAGAAGCACCTTTGCTTCCGCGTGACATAGAAAGTTCGATTTCACATGCAACCTTAGCAGGTCCACGATCTCTAGGCATAACGACCTTAAAGTTCTTATATGCTAAACCTTCGTCGTCTACCCACACTTCAAGTGTACGTCCAATCTTACCGACAAAGCGGAATTCTCCACCGTAGTTGTCAAATGTATAAAGTCGGTTAACTCGAGGATATTCAATTCTTTCCATAATGTATGTCTCTTTAATCACAGTATAGGGTAATTATACGACATCTGGCCGGAGATGTACAATTTATTTTCTCCTTATAAATCAATCACTTAGGAAATCGGATCCGTAAGCTGTTGATTTATAAAGAGATTTAAATTGTCACAAATTGTATCAGAAATCCTCTTCCGTGGGCGCTCGTGGCCGCTCGCTGTTAACTAGACATGATATATGATACTCGGGCTATGCTTCCGGATCGACTGGGGCTACCTGGTGAGGAGCCTTTGTTCTATTAAGGAAGTCTTTATTCGGATCCTGACCTGGAATCTTGCCGCGGGCATACGCCACACCGAATGAGGCATAATTGATTAGGTCTTTGAACGAGTCTTCTACCGATTCGAAGTTTGGTTCATAGGTAGGATCATTCTCCATAGCTTCTAGTACAGACCATAATCGTAGAGTCTTAGTATGAATAATATCCATCAATGACGCAATACCACGTGGATAGTAATCAGCTTGAACGATTCGTGAGTTTTCATTCTGATAGTCACGAGATTTCCTGTCTTGAAGTTCAGCACATTCTTGAAGTACTTTTATTGATTCACGCATAGTGTTCTCCATATTAATAATATATTATACAACAGTTTTGACGAAATGTACACCGTCATAATCATATATGCCTTCTAGATAGTAATCTAAAGTTTTCTTATCTCCGATAAAGACGTATACTCTCTTGGCGTATTTCCTCCAGCTTTCTGAAGCAGCTTTTTCGCATCGCTCTATTACGTATGGCACGTAATACTCACCTTCGGTTACCTTTACTTCTATTGACGCTCCACCCATCGATACCGGCTCGAACAAATCTTTATAGTCTCTAACATCATCGATATACCCTTGTTGCAAAAGATATACTTCAGCTGCTAGACCATACATACTTGTCGCCATTATTTCTTCAAGCGTTCTTCCGCGACGAGTACTTTCTTTAGCAAAGATCTTTTGCGATTCTTCACGAGATCTATTTTTTAGTATCTCAGAATCAACATCATGTATCGCATTAAACTTCATAGATTCGTATACACAAATTCGATTGCTCGATTTGCTTCAGTATCAAGTGGTCTATTCTCATACCAATTACCAGTTTCAAGATCTAGCTCTTTACATAGATCTACAATTTCTTGAGTGGTGATCGGATATTTTTGCTTTACTGCATTTGCTGCGATTGATACCATGAGTTGATACATCTTATGATACCAACCGGTTTCAGATATTGTCTTATATTCTAAAACCAACTTCTTACTAACGAATGGACAATTAGTATAAGAAGTCCATCTAATATTAGTATTATCCATTTGCTCTTTACGATGTGCAATCAATTGCTTTTGCATTTCTTCCGGTAAGGAATCAAACAGCGTATTGCCGGTTTTCTTTTGTGCATACGGATGCTTTATAAGAAGAGCATTGACATCAATATCATCGCCTGGATTACTGAAAATAAAGTTGTTAGAATCAGCATAGTTCGCAGGGATGTAATACATTCGTGAAACGTCTTTAGTTTGCTTATCTCCCATCGAGTCAAGTTCGGTATTGAGGGCATACCAGAAATGTTGTATTTTGTCCGATTCAATGCTCCTATTAAGACTGAAGACAAGTCTGAACTTCGGCTTATCAATACTTGAACTTGCCGTAGAATAGCAAATATACTTCCAAGAATTATTAATGCGAGTATTAAGTACATCTCGTAGATTCTCCATTGTGCAATCTAAATCATCAACATCAACTGCTGCCCAACCACACCACTTCTCTACATTCTTATTAGCGCGTGTAGTGCCATCATGATATACTGCTGGAGATATTAGTTGTGCATCTTTTTTATTTTTTACGTCGATTTTAGATAATGAATACAGCAAATCCTCGAACTCGCTCCAAGAATTGAAGTCCATTCGACGATTCGTTTTATTATCCCAATGTGATTTGAATAGCGTAAGTGAATACATTACTTAAATGTTCGTGGTAAAAATCCATGATTGCCAGAATGATCCGGTGCTTTCCATTCTTTTGGTTTGATCAGATCCGGTAGTCCGAGTGGATTTGGACGTGATTCTTTTACACCAACCTCTTTAGCCATGTTTGCAGCATGCACACGATCCCATGCTTGATATGCATCAATACCAAACGAATCAAGTGTACCAATAGCAACAACGCACAGATCAATAAGACCGTCTACAATTTCTTCTGGATCTTTTACACCAGCTGCATTAATAGTTTCAGTTAGCTCTTCATCTAAGAACGCAAGACGAAACTTAAGGAATGCCTGAAGCTTTTCGACATCGCTATTGATAATTTTTTCTGATACCCATTCATGCACACCGTATTTTTTGTGCATGTCATTGATATCTTGCACCCAATCTTTACTCATAACAACTCCTGTATTTTAGTTTATAGTATATTATACCACGCTTTTGCAAAAATGTACACCTATTCGAAAAAGCTTTCAAGTGTATTCTGTTCTTCAACTGTCCATCCAACTGCAGTAAGAATCGGCTCGATAGGATCTATGAACGTTTTCTGAAATTGTAGATCGTAATCAACATATTTTTTTAGGTGCAAGTCTTCAGGAAAATAGACGGGAAACGATATAACATTTTCACGAATACTATTCGGTATTTTTAGATAGCAGAATTTTATCTTCTCGCCATTCTGGATTAGTTCATATTTCTTTTGCAGATTTTTGTCTTTGATATGATAGTTATATAACAATGCACCTCTCACGTGAATCGGTGTACCTTTACTGTATATAGTCGACTTACGTTTCCACTTATTGATATCGTTTACTCCACGAGGGAATGATATATCTTCAGGCGGAAGAGTCCTAAAATAGTTTTTGAAGTCGAGTATTGCTTTTTGAGTTTTACTTTCAGATCCAGCAATAATAACTTTGAATAAGTTCTTAAGGGCATCACGACACACGGCAGGAGTTGAAGACTTAATTGCCTCAATGCCCATGATCTTAAGCTTTGGCTCAGCATATTGAACACCTTCTGAGTTATGCACATTTAGAATGTATCGCTTCTTTGCTGTCCATATGCCACGATCTGCAATTACCTCACGACCCATAACCATTCGATTGTCATAGCAATTCATCTTATCCGATAATGCAGAATACGATTCTTTGAATACCTTTTCGAAATGCTGCTGGCAAATGTCATCTAAGAATTTTACTGGATTTACCGGATTAAACTTATTGACTAATGGTCCGAAGTTAACATAAAGCGAATCAGTATCGATTGCAATTACATAGTCAACATTGTCAGAACCTAACAACTTATTCATTGCGATATTAAGTGCTTGCTCTGCAGATCTAATTGCTAGTTGACCAGATAACGTAATACCTTCAGCTACGCGAAGGTCAAAATACCTGAAGTACTTATTGCCTAGCGCACCATAAAGAGAGTTAAGTAGAATTTTAATAGCCATCTGTCTGTTTTCGAGCTGATTGATTTCACGCTCAAGCTTAATAGATGGATTCTTTTCATTCTCCTGCATTGCTTGAAGCATTTGCTTCTTTATAGCTTTACGCTCATCATAATATTTGACAATGATGTTTGGAAGTACACCTTGAAACTCGTGAGTATACGTAGAACCGTTAGCTGCAACGGAATGCTTTGACTTGACTTTTTCTGTAGTGCGAAGATAATAGTCTACACCAGATGCATGAGTTTCATCTTGCAAGGTTTCAGGTGACATGTTGTATTGCACAATCAGATTCGGATACAGCGAGTTTAAGTCGAACGATACGACCCAATCATGTATTCCTACCTGAGGCTCTTTTACATAACCGCCTGGATACTTTGCTTTGAACTTCTCTTCTGAAGGAGGCGGTACTACTTTCTTTCGATTGAGTTCTCGATAAATGATCGAATCCCATATTGCTGTAGTACCGAATGTATCTGAATAGTTCACACCACCTTTATAAGCAATCGTCATGGCTAGCGTAATAAGACCCATCTTTTCTTCGAGGCGATCGATAAGCTCTACGTCTTTAATGTTATAGTCAATGAATTTTTGATGATTGTTTTTATAAAGCGTATGTAGATTCCCGTAGTCGTCATACGATATCTTATTTTCACCGAGTACGACGTGTGCTATATGGTCAAGCTTGTATGATTCTTGTGGACCATATGAATAGCCAAACTTTTGAAAGAGGTCGAGATAGTCCATTTGCTGAATACCTGATATATCGTAGGTATCCATCTGCTTACCTTTTACAGCAACTTGTCGGTATTGCACAGACTTCCATGGAGATAGCGACTTAATTGAATCTTCACCGAACAATCGATTCATACGATTTACAATGTAAGGAATATCGAAGAGTCTAGAGTTCCAGCCAGTAATTACGTCTGGAGTATTTTCTTCCTTTTCCCACCAATGAACAAAAGATGCGAGAAGATGTTTTTCTGATTCGCATCGAGTATATTCAATTTTTAGATGAGGAAGTTCAGTTTTTGCTGGATCGTAATCTCCACTTGCCCACACGTGATAGATGTTATCAATATTGTTCTTGATACAAATAGCTGTTATAGGATGTGCAGCTTCTTCAGGAAACGGAAACCCATCATCAGATGCAACCTCGATATCGATAGCTGCTACATTAATAAAGTTACGGTTGAATTCGATTTCGTCTGGGAAGGTTTCAGTAATAAACTGATGAATATAGTTCTGCGTACCGTATATCTTAAAATTTTGTACGCCTTTATATTGCTCTATAAATTCCTTTGCTTCACGCATAGTACTAAAATCAATCGGTGATACGCTAGTACCATCGATTGACTTCCATACATTTTCTTTATTAGAAGGAATGAAAAGCTTAGGTTTGAACTTTACTTTTTTCTGTACTCTATTTCCAGAATTGTTGTATCCACGATAAAGTAATTGATTGCCATATCTAGCAACACTAGTATAAAAACTCAAAATAAAACTCCTTCTCAATAATATAGTACATTATATCACACTTTTGCGGAGTTGTATACTATAGAATGATCTTTTTTTCAGGAGCAATTACCTTTTGATGGATTGATCGATACTGCTGTTCTAGACCTTCAACTGGACTAGTCACAAACCCCACCATGCTATGCTTAAGCAAAGTAGGTTCATCTTGCATTGTTGTATATGGCATCATATTCATTATGCCTACGCCCTTTTCGGTTGGTACAATCATGCCAGGAGTTTCAAGCTCAAATCCTTCTTCAACTTCTTTTACGTATGCAATTACTTCTTCACCACTAATCAATCGTATAACTTTCACTGTTTTCATAAATTTACCTAAAAAAGAAAGCGCCTCCGAAGAGGCGCCATAGAGTTAATCCTCTATTAAGAGCTGAGGAGATTCTGTTTCAATCGCAATCTTACGAGGCTTCTTTTCATCTGGAAGTTCACGTGCAAGATGGATTGTAAGGATTCCATTCACAAGATTTGCAGACTTAACTTCCACGTACTGTGCTAAGTTAAATGAATGCTTGAACTTGCGAGATGAAATTCCTTTATGTACATAGTTACGATCTTCTGCGTGTACTGGACTTCCAGTAATAGTTAGAACCTGATCGCGTAATTCAATATCGAGGTCTTCCATGCTGAATCCAGCAATTGCTACTTCTATATTGAATTTGTCTTTATCGTCAAAATAGACAATGTTATATGGCGGATAATTCGCAGCTTTATCTGACGAAGTTTCCAGATCCCTAAAGAGTCTATCAAAGCCGATAAAAGATGGGTGCGCACGAAACGCATTAAGATGTGTCATAATGACCTCCTATTAAGCAAGGTAAAATAAATGAGGCCGGCCTATCCGCACCTCATTACTATATATACACGATATTTACATATTGTGTAATTCTTTAAAGCCCAAGAGTTTTTTAGATGATATTATCTCAAAAAACGTTTTTGCTTCTGGGCCATTCAATTTAGAATACTTAAATTGTACTTCTGAAAATAGCGGCCTATAATGGAGAGTACGATCTTTAGGTACCAACATTAATTGACCAGTTGTAACCATATCACCTTTTGCTGGATCGCCAGTTCTAACAGGATTCATAAAGGTATCTTTATCTGGCGAAACAGATATAGCATCGAGCATATCTAATGGGTTTTCGTTTTTCGCAACAGAAGCTTTAGCGTATTTTAATCTCATTTCAGAAGACTTACGTGAATGCTTAAAATACGGATCTTCTGCATTTGAATCGTATCCTAACTCCGGTATAAGTATACCGTGGTTAGTTCTTACAATCATATCTTTTACTTTTACAACTTTATATATGTATTCCCTAGGATTTTCTTTTGTAGCATCTTCTTTTTTTACAGTAAATCCACCTTCAAGTAAGTAACACTCATCAGAATTAAAAACTATAGTACAACCAGCAAGTTCTTTCTGCACCAATAAGTTAATAGCTTTCATCGGGCTTTTAAGAAGCAAAGCGTCTCTGATAGTTTTACCGTCAGGAGACATAAACCCAGGATCATTTCTCTTTCTCTGGTACGCATCTACTTTATCAGCTTCTTTTTCATCGCTTTTTACTGAAAGAGAAGCTGATAATATGCATAGACCAAATTCATTTAGTCCTTCAGTATATCTACTTTTTAGATCATCAATATATAGGCGTTGAACGCCAGTCCTATTTGATTGGACAATTTGGATAGAGGGAAGATAGTTTCTATCTCTATTTTTAGATCCAACAAAACCGACACCATCAAAATACTTAACAGCGACGACGCACATATGATATCCTTTATTTGTTTCCGATATTGTATTTGGGAGATAGTTCCCAGTTATTTTTTTCTGAATGGGAAATTACTTTAATTTGCCTTAACGGAGCGCAATCACTTCCTGCTTCAGGATTAACCATAGTAAGTAGCCCCCAATCCGAAAGTAGAGTGGCTATAGTATTTCTTCGCTGAACATCATTTAACGTTAGATTCGATGGCTTTGCGTCAAGTAAAAAGAGCTCTTTAAAGTGCACTATAAAATATCTACCCTGCTTATGTAGTATATGGCAAGATTGATATAGTTTACGATCTTTACGTGATGCAACACCAATGCGCGTCAATGTTTCACGAACCTTAAGAAAGTCGTCGGGCTCATTCAATGTAACTTCCAGCATTGCGCTTGGATCCCAAGCAACAACCTGATCCTCATTATTATTATTTTCCACCTTTATTCAACCTCAACTTCAATTCATTTATTTCATTATCAGATAAAAGTGAAAGCACTTGGCGAGCTTTTTCATTACTATAGCCATAATATTCTTTCACGATATCCAGCGAGTTAGGATCAGAATTCTTCAACCATTTTGAGAATCTTTTTCTGGGCCTAACAGTATTTATTAAAAAATGAAATTGAAGCTTTGAATCTAGGTGATGATGTATATTCATCTCATTAGCATATAGCACGGTATCATTAAAGTATGACAATCCACGATTAACCATAAATGCACTATACGATTTTTCAGTTAGATCGTCTACCATAATATCTTTTTTGGTATAGTTAATTGCATTTAAGTAATCAAATGGATTCATCTTTCTTCTCGATCTCCCTGATTTCTGCTTCTATCTGGATCTCTTTCACCACAAATCCAGTTACAAATATTGCTATTAACATACCCCATACAAGGATAGTTTCCATCAGTTCCACTCCACATTAGCCATGAGCTCAATCATACAAGCTACAACGTTCAGTTCATGGTCAGCAACAAAAGCATTCTTGTACTGATAGTCGGCAAGGATAAGAATTGCCTGTGGAATCGATTGCGGTTTAGCAGACGATTGGATGTTATCATATATCTTACGGAAAATTGCTTGAGGCTCAGTGTCAATATTGTTTACTACCCACTGTCGCATTTGCTTAAAGTCTTTTTGCTTAAGAAAGCCAATAAGCGATTGGACATTGTCGTCTGATAGATTAACAAGGATACCAGCATCAATCGTTCCAGATACAGAATATCTTTGAAGTTCATTGAGCACGCGACGCCAATCTGGCAGATGCTTCATGATTAGTTCAGCAACTACCTTTTGATTGAACGTAATTCCTTCTGTAGCTAGAATTGTTTCGACTCGTTTCATGAACTGCGAGGCGAGGACTGCTACATTCTTTTTAGAGGTATTAAACTCATAGGTTGAACACCGTGAATGCAGAGGCTCGATGATACGGTTTTTGAAGTTACACGTCAGAATAAATCTGCAGTTGTTAGAGAACTCTTCGATAAAACCGCGGAGGGCAGGTTGAGTTGATTGTGGATTTAGATAATCTGCTTCGTCAAGGATGATTACTTTATATCCACCTTGCAGCGATACTGTAGAAGCAAATGACTTTACTTTATTTCGCAGCGTATCAATGTTGCCTTCTTCTGATCCATTGATTAGGATATAGTCTAAGCCAAGTTGATTGCATAGCGCACGTGCTACAGTAGTCTTACCAAGACCAGCAGTACCAGTAAAAAGCATGTTAGGAACTTCACCAGATTCTATGATCTTAGAAAAGGTTTCCTTCAGCTCTTTCGGAAGAATTGTATCTTCAATTGTTTTCGGACGGTATTTTTCGACCCACAAGAATTCTGACATATCAAAGTTTCCATAATAAAAGTAATATTATAACACATAACGTGTAAAAAGTACATGACTCAGATATAACCCTCGCCATATAAGAACATTTTCAAGTGGTAATAGAAAACCATTGGTTGTTGATCCGGCGTTGGGCAATTGGGATACCGCTCAAAGAGCCGGATCAATATGGCTTCTACTTCATCATCAGACATAAATTGGTGCCTCGAGCCGGAGTCGAACCGGCACAGCATTTCTGCCGAGGGATTTTAAGTCCCTTGTGTCTACCAATTTCACCATCAAGGCATCATTCATTAGGGAGAAACAATCGTAGCAGCAGTGATTGATTCGTACAACTCTTCAATCTCTTCCCGCTCTTGCTGTACCTGCTGAAAATTTTGCTTATGATATAAAGAAGCAAGCTTGTTCAAATGCTTTTTCTGTACACCAACTTTATCAGCTAGATCTTCGATAATGTTTTTTTGCAAATCTTTTTCAGCTTCTACGCGAGTAGCTGAAGCCGACCATTCATCCATAGCATCAACAATAGCCTTACGGTCATTAGGATTATTTACTATCATTTGCATCAACCTCTTCACTTCCCTTTTCACTAGACTCTGTTGCAATGCGTTCTGCATGCTTAATGATTCCGGAGAATTTATCATATACTGTACCTACAAAACTTAATTCATGTGCTTTAAATGCACTCCTTTCAGTTGCAGTATTAATAACCCGCAACACGTTTAACAAATCATCGGTCGTAAGACCTTCCAGCTCTTCGCTCATATTATCCTCCAAACGACGAATTCTTTTCTAAAGCAACCCAATATTCAGTCTGTGAGTTTTTAGACTTGAAAGAAGAAATTAACTTAGATGAAATTGATACATCATAATCATCATTCACAAACTTGAAATTAGCAATATTAAAAACTAGTTTGCAATTTACCCCTGCAGCAGATAGATTTGCAAGATCCATCTCATAGGAGTTTGATGTAGCATCTGCAGTATCAGTAACCATTAGTTTACCAACACCGTCTTTTACTTCGACAACAACATCTGAAACTGTAAGAGCTGCAGCAGCTTTACGTATCTGTGCCATATCACCAATGCTAATAGAAAAGGTAACCTCACACGGAGGCATCGTAATATCTTTAGACGGAGATGTCAAGATCGAAGGAGATGCGAAGAAGTATTTTACTGATCTTCCACCTTGCGAAACTTTCACAGATTTTTGATCATCGCTGAATTCTAGATCAGGATCATCAAACATATTAACAACACCTAAGAATTCATGCAAGTCATAAATTCCGGTTTCGTATGGAAAGCTTTCCGTTACAGTTGCTGCACTCATAATCGTCTTAGATTCAGACATAGTTTTAATTACACTGCCTGGTTTAATCACGATATTAGGATTAATCGCCGCAAAGTTTTTTAGCGTATTTAGGGTTTCACTACTTAGTTTCATCATTTATATCATCCGCAATATTAATAGTTATTGTTTCATCATTTAAAGATATATTATAACACGAATCGTCCCAATAGTACATCGATTCGTATTCACCAACTGTAAACGGTGTGCCTAATTCATCGGTTGATACTATTGCACTAACATCTTCATCGGTCTTTTCTTGCTTTAGGTCAAAGTCTATTAAGAACATTATGCTACATGCAGCATGAGCCAAGTGGCTAATCCCACTTTCAGGATCAATCTTTTCTCCTTGCATGTATGCAGATATGTGTCGCAATGCCGCAGCCTCATATCTACGGTTTTCAACCTTTTCCCAATTGAACCGATCGTATTTTTTAGCACCATATGTTAGTACCTTCACGACTTCATCCATTGCGCCGAATGGCACTAATGAGTAATCTGGTTTTTCACCGTCAAACTTAATACCACCTTTTGCATTTGCTTTCATTTACACCTCGCTATCAAATATAGAATCAAGTGATGATGTGGCGATACATGATGCATCTCCACTTGTATCAGCTGATATATCAACTTTGCTATACAAATCTAAGAAAGCCTCTTTTGTATCACTATCGAAACGCGATACGCAAAGCTCAATTGCTTTCGTCTTATCTTTGAAGATCGAAAATGATTGTACGATATGACATAGACGACGCGTTGAGATTACTTCGTCTACACCACCATCTTCAAAAGTCTTACGAATCGCTTCTGACCAAACCACAAGAGCATCAGCAAATTCATCATCAACACATTCAAACTTTTCCATATGCTTTACAACGATCTTACGCTCTACTGCAGAAGTAGGATATGGTTGCTCGAGGGTAATAGTGAATCGCTCGAGGAAAGCTTCATCGATGATAGTAGCCGAAATGAATCGACCGTCATCTGAACCTTTACCTTTCGTATTAGCCGTAGCGATCACATTAAAGCCATCTAGTGGAGTAATGACTTCACCGGTTTTTTTAACTAGGACCGGTTTACCCTCGAGCACTCCTTGAAGACACATGAGTTTATTAGAACCACGATCTATTTCGTCGATGAGAAGGATTGCACCCTTTTCCATCGCTTTGATAACTGGACCTTTACAGAAAACTGTTTCTCCATTTACCAAACGAAAGCCACCGATCAGATCATCCTCATCTGTCTCAGGAGTAACTTGTACTCGTACATACTCGCGGTTGAGTTTTGCACAAGTTTGTTCTACCATCATGGTTTTACCGTTGCCGGATAAACCTGTCACGAACACTGGATAAAAGTTGCGTGACTGAATAATCTTAGAAACATCAGTGCAATGTCCCCAAGTCACAAACGATGAGTCTCTAGGTGGAACGAAGACTTCGTCATTTGTAATTGACGTAATTGACGACATTGTTTTTTCCTGCGTTTTGAAAGGAACGACTACCGAAGAAAGACGGTATAAGCCGCGACGAATTTTTGTTTGTGCGAGTGTATATGTATACGCTTTGCTAGAAGAAACTCCAACGGTTTCTGCAGCAGCAGCAATTTCTTTAGGAGTAAACTCACCGCTAGTACGGTCAGGAAACATAGTTGCAATAGCTTCTTCAATTTTACGATCGATCATAATATAAGTCCCACTCATTACTAATTAAGATACCATTATACTCTATCTGGAGGAAGATGTACAATTTATTTTCTCTTTACAAATCAATTACTTATGTCATACGTTTTCTAAGCTATTGATTTGTAAAGAGATTTAAATTGTAACAAATTGTATCAGGATACAATCTCTGCGAATTTGGTAGCAAGGATCCGGTTCGTCTTCTTTGAAGATGAATACTTCTTAAATGACGATATGATTTTTGCCTTTGATGCATTCTCGTCGATCGAGAGCTCATCAACGTCTGTACTTAAAGCTCTTTTGCTTGCCTTTAGAATGAACAAACGATCATAACCAATCTTATTGTCTACATAATGAAATTTGTTTTTGCGAACATTAGTTTTCATTATTTCAGCATATTTACTTCTGTCGTACCACGATTCAATATCTTTGTGTACCAAATCGTTGATTGAATAAAGGTCTCTGCCAGTTTCCGCTAAGAAGAACCCAATAGTTGAGATATCGTTTTTCCTTAATTGGTCTAAAAGAAATGCTGTTACATCTAAAGGATCAATTGTTTCTGTAAAAATGGTTTTACCATTAAACTCTATAGAGTATCGAGAAAGTCTTCTTCGCTCAGCGTAATCAGCCCATGGATAAGAAACTTCCATCTTTCCGCCGAAGCCATCAGACAATAAAACAAAGTTGACTCGCTGAACTGCATTCTTATTCCTAAAGCGCTGAAGTATTTTATTCATAACCAATAAACTTTCATTCAATGGAGTAGTACCAAGCCTATCTAATTCTGATCTAGAATACTGATCAGTCTTAGCCGATGTCTCGTATAACCCGAAATATGCTTCATTATATTCTGACTTCTTCATAGAAGAATTAAGAAGCTCAGTAATGCGCACGTGAGATAGTTGAAGCGTATTGATGCTGTAATCAGTATTCGCAACGTATTGATCTTTGTCTCTACTTGTAAACCCATAAACTTCGAATGGAATATTTACTTTCTTACAGAACGATGCAAGGTTGAGAACCTGCTTGATAGTATCACCTAAGATCTGTTGCATTGATCCAGAATAATCAATCATCATAACCATGCCATGAGATTTAGCATCAGCTAGCTGTGTTACCTTTTTGAAGATGTCCTCATTGTACTTATAGCTATGAAGCATATTGACATTCAAAGCACCAGTCTTTGAAGTCTTTGCTCTAGAATATCGATACGCTGCTTTTCGCATTTCGAACTCTTTAGCCAGTATCGATGTAATCTTATTCGTCTCGCTTTGGAATTCAGCAAAGTCAGCTGTGTGATCTTTGTTATACGTGAAATATCGATCTGAGCGATGCTTATCACGTGACTCTTTTACTTCACTATATGAATAGATGCAACTCTTACATTGCTCCCACGTAAGCTCGCGAATATGCATTACAAGTTCATCAGAATCAGAACCTTCAACAAACAGCTTTTCGTTTTCGCGTAGTGCATCATCAGTCTCAGAAGTAAAATCATCTACTTTCGAATCTAATTCGCCACCCTCTAATTCGCCACCCTCTTTGTCGTCGGTAGTAGTATTAGTCGATTCATCTTCATCTGTAAATTCTTCGTCGGAGTCTTTTTCTGATTCTGAACTTGGCTCGACTTGCGGTTCTTCAGCATCATGAGTCTCAGTGAATTCAGTAGAATCCTCACTAGAATCCTCACTAGA